GGCCCCTAAGGGCCACTCCTTAAACCTCACGTCAGGAGAAGTAGCAATGGAACGCCATGTCATTAAGCAGAGGGATATACAACAGTATTTCCCTCGTCGTTTCGCATCTGGAGGCAGGATATCTGTATCCTGGCCCCAACGCAACGACAATATCAAGACTACTTGGACACGTGTGTCTTCTGGATACACGGGCACCAATCGCCTTGAGCTTCATGAAATGGTGAACGGATGGGTAGGCAAGAAGACCCTAAACCACCCGGTGATCCACCATAGAGAATTCTTTGGTGGTACTCTACCGGCTGTGGCCTATGGTCCCCTTCCTGGCACCGACATTACCACGCCTGCGCTCGCGCGCAAGTTTGGTTTTATGAAAGGTTCCACTACTGTTGCTAACCCCTCAGTGACTTGGAATGTCACGAAGGTGGGTACCACTAGTATTATTCCTAGTGCCCCCGCTCCGTGGTCAGGATCCCTTGATTGGGTATCCTGCCTGCAGAGCCTTCTGGATGATGCGCGGGGAATTCTCCCTACGCAAAAGTCTCTTGCATTGAACATCCTTGAGTTCAAGCAACTCAAGGGCCTCGTCCCTGGCATCTCGAAATCCATCAAGAATATACTTAAATGGGTTTCAGGCCATCCGAACAGGACGATCACCGTGAATGCGGTGCGTCTGTATCGAGGGAAGAGGGTTCGCTTCAAGAAGACCGTGAAGGCTTCGTCTCTCAAGTGGACACTCCGCGACTTAGCGGACCTCCACCTGGCTACCAGCTTTGGTGTAAAGCCCCTTGCAGACGATCTCGGCGATTTAGCCGGAAAGCTGTGGGAGGCAAAGATACACCTCGCTTGGTTCAATGCTCTGAACTACCAGAAGCCCGTAGTACTACGTGCTTCGGTAACAGGGCAGGATCATGAGACGACAGTGATTCGGGAAACCTCGGCGTATACTATCAAGCGTGCAGACGACCGTCGCACGACTGGTACATTATATGCCAAGGCCTGGATTACACCGATATCGGAAGCTGCCCAATCAGGGCGACTCCTTAATCAGATAATCGGACTGAATACACCGCTCCAAATCCTATGGGAGCTAGTTCCATTCTCGTTTGTTGTTGACTGGTTTCTGCCCGTCGGGCGACTCCTCAACAATTTTGAGCCAAAATCTTACTTTGGCAGTCTTGCCGCCAAGGTGGATATAGTGGAGCGATGGACCTCGACAAAGTCAGAGGCCTCCTCTACCATGTATGTAGACCCTGTTTCACAGGACTACATAGGCTCAACAGGCATGTGGATTCCCCAGGCTGGTGCCGTAAGGCATAAGGCTGAGGATTACATACGCACAAGCGGGTGGCCTGACTTCAACTGGGCCTCGTCCCTTCGAGGGACGGGCTTTTCGTTGCGTCAGGCGGGGCTGTCACTGTCTCTGTTGATTCAGAGAATATTCAAGTGACAGCGTCAACGGCCCGATACTCCGAGTGGAGGTCGGGTGGACTTACGTCCATGGGCGCACGGCCCTTCCGTGCTTGACACCCGTAGGTGACACCTACGAAGGAGTCTTTATGCTTAACCTCTTAAAGGTCCAGCTTACCTTCCCCACCGGGGCGTACGCTCCGGCTGCAACAGTTAACGCACTCAAGAGAGGCGACTCGATGTCGTCTGCTCAGTACGTTATCGACCCTGCTGATGTGCTCACTGCTACAGGTAGCAATGTTGCACAAGCCCTCGCTTCCTACAACCTGAATCGGCGTTCGCCGGGGCAGGCTGGCACGAATCGCGGTCAGGTTCTGACCCAGTTCGTGGTGTTGGATGCTAAGGGCACGCCACGCATTATCTCGGTATCGACAGTGGCTGCCATGCCCAACGACTTTCAGCCGTTGGCCGGTACCACCGTGAACCTGGATAATCTCGTGAACGCAGCAGTTGCGTCGAATGTGGGTTTGATCTTGAACCCCGACGCAGATACGACCACTCCGCGTACACAAGGTAGTGTCGCGCAGTGCATTCGCCTTGGTATTCTCCCATAAGGAGGACCCATGGCGAACACAGTCGGTCTACGTTCCATCTCCTCCGAGGGTGTCGAAACACTCTCGAGGCGTTTGAGAGCAGCGGGGATCCGTTGGCAAGAAGCCAACTCCCGCTACCTCCAACGTAGGATGGCATGGGACGTCGCTCGCCTGGCTAATTTAGCCCAGGAGGCCGCGCTCTACGTCGACTTTGCGAACGCAAAGTATGACGTGAAGCAGGCCACTGATGCATACTACGCCGTTGTATCTGAGGTTAGTCGCTTGAAAACAGCGGTTAACTCCGAGAAGACGGCGCGGCGCATTGCCGAGCTGATGTCTCAACTTAAGGAGGCTCAAGACAGCCTTGCTCGATCAACTCGCAGCAAGACCGAGAGAATTCTCTCAAGCCTTTAAACAGCAAATGAATCTCAATTGGGTAACACCCAAAGGAAGGAATCTATGCGTAAAGCAACAGAAACCCAGACAGCAAACACACTCACTCCTTCTTCTGCACGTTCGTACATTAGGAGGACTGTCCAAAACGAGATATGTTCATGTCTCGTCAATGCACGTGTAGTCGGTGACTGCGCATGGAAGGAATATTACCTTCGCAGCGCAGCCCTCGATGTACTCGTGTATGCTTATGCAGAACACGCCCTTCGCGGGCTTGAGTCTGCTAAGTGGATCAAGGCGGCAGCCCAGGAAGTCCTTTCAGACCTCTGGGCTACGCAAGACCCCTTTTCGACCGTCGCAAGGCGGTCGAAGCTGGGCAGGTGGCTCTCTAAGAGGATGGCCGCAAGGCTTATCCTCGAGGATGGCTATCAGACCTTGATGGTGAAGTTTGCTTGTCCTAATTCACGCTGGCTGACGGCTGGTTGGTACAGTAATTGGCTCCAGCTCTGCTGGAACTCGGTTACCGTGTCAGTTCAGCTCGTCAAGGTGCCCACACTTGCACAGCTTACAATTAGCTGTGTCGGGGACTAGGAGGCACTACGTGACTCCTAGAAGGCATTTGGACAAGTCTGCCCTTGCTAACCGGCAAGAGCGTATAGACTTTATCAAAGAGGTCGAGGCATCCCTCTTCCGGGATGCAAGAAACCTACTTCAACATTCCTTCAGCGTGCCGCGAGCGTGCATTGACGGGATTCATCGCGAGATGGCCCGCCTTACGCACGCGCAGCTTGGCGCCGCTTACAAAGAGTTCAATAAAAGACTCTGCAGTGAGTGGGGCTTTGCTGAGAGACCCGAGATATTCGGGTGGACCTTCCCACCGCACGACGACCCGGAACGAATCCGAGTTATCAGACAGTGGTTAGGTTTCTTCTCTCGCGAACACGCTTCGGTGGATCATAGTATCGCCACTAGCTGCCTTAAGGGTGCAGCAGAGCGGTTGGCTGCAAGGCCAACCGTGTTTGCTATCACTCCGCGGGAGCTGTACGCAATACAGACCGAGGTGGATAACCTAATCGGTTCCGTTCCTCCCTGCCTCGAGGATTTGACCCCGAGACATGGGCCTGGCGCGGTTGCGACTGGCGAGAAGGGTTTCCAGAAATACCACTTTACCCAGACGACCTTTGAACTGGATCGCCTGGTTGGTGGGAACTCTGAATTCCTGTTCCGCATGCCATCCCAACCACCTCTCAACTTAGAGAGGGTGACCCCTACGACCCGCATCACTGCGGTGCCAAAGGATGCCACATCGGTTAGGATCATATCCTGTGAGCCATTAAGCATGCAGTTCCTTGAACAAGGACTCATGTTGTGGTTCTACAGAAAATTTGAGAAGATGAAGGGAAATCCCTTCCCCCTGAAGGATCAATCTGTCCAACGACAGAGAGCTCTCGAAGGGAGCTGCGTGTATCAATGGGGGCGTAGTGCAAGAAATTGCACCATTGACCTCAGTGATGCATCTGACACTATAAAGGTGTCACATGTTCGCATGTTCTTCTCAAAGGCGTGGTGGGAGCTATTGAGTGCCCTCCGATCGGAGTACGCGCGCTTCCCAGGGGGCGGAGTTCTCAAACTCGAGACCTTCGCTCCAATGGGTTCAGCGCTATGCTACCCGATCGAATGCATCGTCTTTTATGCAGTTGCGAAGGCAGCTGCAAGACTAGCATATAAAGAGGGTCCAAAGGGGATAGTCTCTGCGGTGGGTGACGATGTTATCGTCCCTGCTTACAGTTTTGACTACACCCTTGATCTCTACCAGCGTTTGCACTTCGTGCCAAACGTGAGGAAATGCTGCGGACCGAACACCCGCTTTCGCGAGGCATGCGGCGGCGACTTTCTGGATGGCTTTCCGGTCGACATTGTTCGACCGCGAGTCATCCCTAGTCTTAGCCGTCATGGCTGGGGGCCGATGGCCACCCTGGCTGCACGGTTGTCAGCAGTAGGTTTCGTACACACTGCGAACGCTTGCGCTCGCCGAGTTCGCGGGCCTGTCGCCATTGGCGCAGGTCTCCCTTACATGCCAGCAGGGCTGAATTGGCCCTGTATCGGTACTGTGAGGTGGAACGAGGCATTGCAGCGTTTCGAGCAGCAGACGGTGGCGGAAGCCGCCGTTGAGAGCTCGGATTCATCGCAGTGCGATGGCTGGGAAGCACTATTCCAGTGGTTCACCAGTCATTGGGACTCCGAAACCCAATTTTCCGACCGAACACGCACAATCTGGACTTGGCTACCCGTAGAGGGTAGTTGGCCGAATGTGCGCACCTACAATCCGAAAGGATGTATAGGTCGAAGGCGGATTAGTCTCTAATCCGTGTAGGATATCATCCTACAGAGGGGCGCGAGTCTGCGAAGTATAAGTCCCTGGATTGCACTCACAAAGGTGTGCACAGGACTTAAAGTTCATTCTTT